AGTTCCGCACCAACTGGGAACTGACCAAAGAGGGCGAGCGGGCCATCGAAATCATCGAAAATGGAGACGGTTTTGTCCCCGAAATCTGACCCGAAAAAAGCGGACGAAATCGCGGACGAAAGGGTGTCCGCGTCCGCGCGTCCGTCCGCGCCGTCCGCGACCGGACGCCAGCGGACGAAATTTGATAAGCCATTGAAAGCAAAGGCGGAACAGGCGGACGCTTTTGTCCGCTTTTTCGGACGGACTGTAACTCGTCCGCGCCCCCCGTTTCTTAGAACGGGGGCGACCGGACAGACGGACAAATCATATGGAGGAAACGCGGCATGACCCGCCCGCAACGCCATCAAAAGCACGACCGCCTGCTGCACTACGGCGCGACAGACGCGGAGATCAAATGCCACATGGCACTCGGCCCGTTCGACACCATGGCCCGCGCCATGAATGCGAAATGGGGCGTGGACCGACTGCCCGATCTGGTCAGCCCGGAAATGAACCAACGCTGGGCACAGGCGCTGATCAACCTCAACGCCGCGATCAATTCGGATGACCCGGAACTGACCGCCGCCCGCGTTGCCGCCTGCCTGCGCGGTTTCGCCGCCATGGACAAGGAAGCCGAAGCCGCCGGGCATCAGCCGATCACGCCGGAAGCGTGGGAAGTCGAAATCGACGGCAAGGTCTGCGCGATCCTGAAAGACGATGCAGCTTGGCCGAAATATGCCGCGCTGCGCCCCGGCGTCCGCATCTACAGCCTGCGGGAATGCGCGAACGCTTTAGCCGCCTACGGCCAATCAGTCGCGGCGGTCAAGGACGCCTTCCCCGGCGCACAGATCAACGAACGCAAGCGCACGCCGCTTGAGGAAAGCCTGAACGACGAAATCCCCTTCTGATCGGAGCCGCCCATGTCCCTCTACGATTACAAGACCCCCATCGGCATCCCCGTCATAGCCCGCGACGCGCCCAAGCGCGTTACCCCGCCGCTGGCCAACCTGGAGGCAACCCTCGCCGCCATGAAGGCCGATGCCGCCACATGGAAACGCAGGAAGGGCAAGGCGTGGGGTGAGGCGATAGACCTGCCGAATGAGCGCCTCAGTTCCTACACCCGCATTGTTTGGACAGAAGATCGCAAGACGCGACTTCGCGCCGAGATACTGGCCGAATTGGCCCGGCATGGCGAAAGCACCTTGACTGCAATCCTACACGCGGTCCGCGACTGCAACCGCCACAGGCTGGGAGAGACGCTGACCGAGATGAAGGCCGAGGGCCTGGTTACTTGGCGGCAGATCAAGAAAACGAAACTGTGGGGCCTCGCATGACCATGGCAAACCCGCAATTCCCCATCCTTGCTGAGCCGTGGCAACCCCTCTGGTTCGTCCTGATCGTGCCGCCCCAAGGCGAGTTGACCGCCACCGCATGGCTCGCCCGCGAAGGCATCACCGAAGCCTGGCACCCAACCGAAATGGTCTATGTCCGCTCACGCTTCAAACCGGGCAAGCGCATCCCGAAGATCAAGCCGCTGGCCACGGGCTATCTCTTCGCCAAGCTGGACCGCCGCCCCATCTGGCCGTTCCTCTTCGACCAGTCACGCGGCAAGGTGCAGGACGTGTTACGCATAGGCGACCGGCCCGTCGCCCTGGCCGACGCGGACCTCATGGCGATGAAGGAACTGCCCGAGCGCCTGCGGGCCATGCGGCAAGCCGCCATTGACGCCAAAACCATCAGGCCCGGCGATACGGCCACCATCAGCGGCGGCCTCATGGAAGGCTGGACAATCACGGTCGAGGCGGTGGCGAACGGGCTGGCATACTTCACCGCCCCAACCGGGCGGGCATCCGTGGCGGTGGAAAGGTTGCAAAAATGAGCGACATTGAACAAGTGTGCGACCTGATCCTTGATTTGCTGGAGGGTTACGGGACTGAACAAGTCAGTGTGGAGGAATGGGTGGGAGTGCGGTCGCAGGCGATTGACTTTCTGGTCGGGGCCGGTGGGTGCGAGAAGTTGATAGCGCGCGGATGGGGCCGGTATCTCCCTGACGGCCACAAGGGTTTGACATGCGCGCAAAATCTGGCATGATGCGTGGGAAGACAGTCCTGAGGGGTTTGCCGACCTTGGGCCATGGCCTGCCTATAGCGGGCGTGTGTGGGATGGCGCGTAAACCCCACGGGATCGGCAGAACCGATCCACCGGAACTTTTCGGTTGCCTAAAGGAAACTTGATGAAGTCGGATGCAGGCCGGTTTATTGCTGCACAAGGCGAACAGTGGGGCAACCCAAAGCGCCGCGCGGCAAACCCCATTGTGGCGCACCGTCACGCCTTGAAGCTTCATCACCCAAGCCCGAAAGAGTTTGTTGAACAGATGCGCCACGAGAAAGGCGCTGAGTGCATGTTTGTGCCGACCGCAAAGAAAGGCGCGCCAGCAAAGGTCACATTTTGCGGCAGGTCGATCAGCGCGGCCCGCTACATGGCCTTGCTGACCTACGGGACGCCCAAGAATGAAGGCGCTGTGGTGCGCCACCTTTGCGGCAACGGCCACCTTTCTTGCGTCAACCCCGCCCACCTTGAATGGGGTTCGGAGCAGAACAACCGGCAAGACGCCGGGAAACATCGCGGGCTGGAGACGGCCCAAGACAAAATCCACGCAACAGCCGGGAAGCGATAGCCGCCCACGGCAGACTGGACCACAGGTCACGGTCTGCTCAAGTGCAACGCTTTGCCAAAACAAACGAGACAGCGCCATGCCGAAGGGTAACCCCAACCCCTCGCCGGAAACGCGCTTCACAAGCAGCGGGAATCCGGCAGGAAAGACCGCAGCACAACGCCAAGCAGAGGTGAAGGCCGCAGAGATTGCCGCCGACCTGCGCTTGAAGGCGCTTATCCGGATGCAGGAAAAAATTGCCAGCGGCGAATTGGACGCAATGGAAGCGATCACGTCCGACAATCTCCGGCTTTTCCGGGACAGCGAGGATCGCGCCCACGGCACGCCGAAGCAATCGGTGGAACACGGCGGCGAAGGTGGCGGGCCGCTGATCATCCAATGGCGCGATGCCGGTAGTTGAAATCCCCTATACGCCGCGACAGGCAATGCAGGCATACCATGCGCGAAAGCAGCGGTGGGCCTGCATCGTGGCACATCGGCGCTTTGGCAAGACCGTGGGCGTGGTCAATGACCTGATCCGCTCGGCGCTGATATCTGGCAAGGAAAACCACCGCGCGGCCTACATCGCGCCGTTCTACAGCCAAGCCAAGGCAATCGCCTGGGATTACGCCAAGCACTACAGCGCGCCGATCCCCGGCATCCGGGTGAACGAAAGCGAACTCAGGATCGACTACCCGAACGGGGCGCGGTTGCGGTTGTTCGGCGCTGACAATTACGACGCGATGCGCGGGCTTTACTTCGACGACGCCGCGCTTGACGAACCGGCAGACTTCCCGCCGAACGCATGGCCCACGGTGATCCGCCCCGCCCTTGCTGACCGGCAGGGCCGCGCGACCTTCATGGGCACGCCCAAGGGCAAGAACGAGTTCTGGGATATCTACGACCACGCGCGAACCGATCCCGAATGGTTCAGCATGGTCTTGAAGGCATCGCAGACGGGCATCCTGCCGCAAGGCGAATTGGACGAAGCCCGCCGCGCGATGGGAGATGACCGATACGAACAGGAATTCGAGTGTAGCTTTGAGGCTGCAATCCTCGGGGCTTACTACGGCAAGGAAATGCGCGCGGCTGATGATGACGGCCGGATCACGCACGTTCCGTATGAGCCGGGCCTGCCGGTCTACACCGCTTGGGATTTGGGCGTAGGCGATACGACCGCGATCTGGTTTGCACAATTCCACGGCGCGCAAAAGCGGATCATCGACTTTTACGAGGCCAGCGGGGTTGGGCTGGATCATTACGTTGCGGTGTTGAAGGCCAAGCCCTACGTCTATGGGCCGCATGTTCTGCCGCACGACGCGCGGGTCAGGGAGCTCGGCACCGGCAAGACGCGGGTGGAAACGCTGGAAGCCTTGGGCCTGCGGGACATCGTGATTGCGGAGAACATCCCGCTTGATGACGGCATCCAGGCGGTTCGCGCCTTTCTGGCCGGGGCGTGGTTCGACGTTGAAAAGTGCAAACGCGGGATCGAGGCGATGCGCCAGTATCAACGCGAGTTCGACGAAAAGGCCAAGACGTTCCGCGCCCGCCCGATGCACTCATGGGCCAGCCACCCGGCTGATGCGTTTCGTTATCTGGTGTTGGGCTACAGGCCACCCGCCGCCAAGGCGATGCCACGGCGCAGGACGACAGGATGGGCGGCATAATGGCTGACTTCGACACAGTGAAGGATTGGGTCGCTGCCGACTGGCAGGCGCTTGCCAAGTGGCGTTCGGCTGCTGAGGACGAATACGCTTTCCGCGACGGCCACCAGTGGACCGAGGAAGAAAAGGCCGCGTTGCAGGAAAGCAGCCGCGTGCCTGTCGTATTCAACCGCGTGCAGGTCATTATTGCCAGCGTGTCGGGGTCGGAGATCAACAACCGGACCGAGGTCCGCTTCATTCCGCGCGAAATTGGCGACGCCAAGCCCAACGAGGTGCTGACCGCCGGGGCGCAGTGGTTCCGCGACGAAGCCAACGCCGAAGACGAAGAAAGCCAGGCGTTCGACGACAGCTTGGTTTGCGGGATCGGCGCGACCGAGACGCTGCTTGACTATACGGTGGACAGCGACGGCGCGCCGCGCGTGGTGCGGCTTGACCCGCTGGAAATGTGCTGGGATGCCCACGCCCATCGCAAGGGCCTCCAGGACGCCACCCGTTTTGCCCGCGTGCGGCAAATCCCGATTGCGGAAGCGCGGGAAATGTTCCCGGATGCTGACGACGCGGACCTCAACGCGGATTGGATCGACAAGGTTGACGAGGATCAGCAGCACGTCAACCTGATCGGCGATCAATACAAGTCGGGCCGCCGCGAAAGCGAGGGCGCGGGCAAATCGACCGTAACCGTGGTGCAGGCGCAGTGGCGTGAGCGCGTGCGGTCAGTGGAATACGTTGACCCGGCGGACGGTTCCCGAAAGGAACTGCCCAAGGCGGATTGGGACAAGCTGGCGAAGGTGTTGCCGGTGGATGCGATCCCGAACCGGCCCGTGACCCGCTATGTGTGGAAGCAGGCTTTCTTGGGCAAATCGGGCTTCTTGCTGGAAAACCAGCCTTGCAAGGACGCCTGCACGTTCAAGTTCATCACCGGCAACTATGACCGCAAGGAAAAGCGGTTTTATGGCCTGTTGCGGGTGATGATGGACCCGCAGAAATACGCGAACAAGTGGCTGAGCCAGACGCTGCACATCATCAACGCCAACTCCAAGGGCGGCGTGATGTATGAAGAGGGCGCGGTTGAGGATGCGCGGGCATTCGAGGAAGGTTGGGCGGCGGCGGATAGCGCGGTTCGGGTTCGCAACGGCGCGCTTTCCGGCGGACGCATCAAGGAAAAGCCGCAAGTGCAGATGCCCGCCGCGCTGATGCAGTTGACGCAGTTTGCGATCAGCACGATCCGCGATACCAGCGGCGTTTCGCTTGAACTGATGGGCATGGCGGAGCGGCAACAGGCGGGCGTGCTGGAATACCAGCGCCGTCAGGCCAGCATGACCACGCTTGCCACCTATTTCGACGCGCTGCGCTTCTATCGCAAGATGCAGGGCGAGGTGATCCTGTCGTTTCTGCGTGACCACATCGCCCCCACCGGGCGGCTGGTGCGGATCATGAAGGAAGGCATGGAGCAGTATGTTCCGTTGGCCGTCGAAGCGGGCACGCGCAAGTATGACGTGATCGTCGATGACAGCCCCGCCGCGCCGAACGAGAAAGAGCGCACTTGGGCGGTTCTGCAAGACCTGATGCCGGTGATGCAGGGCGCGGGCATGGGCCTGGAAGATTGGGCTGACGTGATCGAATACAGCCCGTTGCCGTCCAGCTTTGCGGAGAAGCTGCGGGCGAAGGCGCTGGAGCAGAAGAACAACCCGCAGCCCGACCCGGCGCAGCAAATGGCGCAGGTCGAAATCCAGAAGATAGCAAGCGAGGCCGCCGAAAACGAGGCGCAGGCCATGCTTTACACGGTCAAGGCGCAGAAGGAAGCCATGACGCCAATTCAGCCGCCCGCACCGCCGGGCGGGAATACCGCACCATTCGGTGCATCGTAACTCACACGTCACGGAGACAGCATGACGGAACAACTGACAGCCGACGAAACCGCCGCGATGCAGGCCATGCAGGCCGAGCCTGTGGAACTGGCCGAACCGGAAGCGCAACCGGAACCCGCGCCTGCCGCTGAACCGGCACAGGCCGAAGTGCCCGCCCCCGAGGCCGACAAGCCCCCGCCGGGCATGGTGCCGCAAGGTGCGCTGCATCAGGAGCGCGAGCGGCGCAAGGCGGCTGAGGCGCAGTTTCAGGCGTTGCAGGCCGAACTTGCCCAGATCAAGGCGCAACTGAACCCGCCCAAGGAAATCGAGGTCCCCGACCCCGTGCTTGACCCGCAGGGCTTCAAGCAATTCCAGATCGACCAGATCAAGCAGCGCGCCCAGGAACGGGCCGAGGCTGAACGGCAGGCGCAGGAAAACCAGCAGACGCAGGCATTCATGACCCGCGTGGCGCACGATGTGCAGGCGTTCAAGGCGACAACCCCGGACTATGACGCGGCGCTAAAGCACGCGGTTGAGGGACGGCGGGCGGAATTGGCCTTTTACGGCAACTCGCCGGAACAGATCGAAGCGCAGATGGAAGTGGACGTGAAGGCGATTGCACAACTTGCGTATTCGCAAGGGCGCAACCCCGCTGAACTCTACTACGAATACGCGAAGATGCGCGGTTACAGCGCCACGCCAGCCCCGCAGCCGCAAGCCGTGGCGCAGGTTCAGGCGTTGGCGGAATCGCAGCGACAGACGCAGAGCCTTGCCCCGGCGGGCGGGCCTGCCAATGACGGCGGCATCACGATTGAGGCGCTTTCCAAGATGAGCGAGGCGGAACTTGCCGCCATGCCCAAGGCGAAGCGCGACGAGGTGATGCGCAAGGTGATGGGCGGATGATTGGCCGCATGGCTTCCAGCCCATCGCTTCTGATGGAAGCGGCGACGCAGAACCTTTCTGACGCTGCGTTCTTCACGGGGGACTGGCTTCGCGTGGCGCAGAAGATGACGCCATACAAGCAAGAAGTGATTGCACCGCTTCGCAAGACGCAGGCCGAATTGGCCCCGCGCCTGATTTGGTGCTGATGGGCGGCTAACGCCCGTCATACAGGGTTCGCGGCAACCACATGCCGCCTCGTCCGCGCGGACGTAAAGCGCGCCCCGCATGGCTCCGGCGTCACGGTGAGCAATCCCCAGACATCAACCATAGGAGCCAATCATGGCGCAGACACAATTCGGCGTTGGCCATCCCCTCGCCGTATCCGTCTGGTCCAAGAGTCTTGCGGCAGAAGCCTACCGCATGGCCTGGATCGGCAAATTCATCGGTGAGGGCGAAGACAGCCTGATCCAGGAAAAGACCGACCTCAAGAAATCCGCCGGTGACAACATCACCTGCGGCCTGAACGTCCAGATGCAGGGCGAAGGGATTGAGGGCGACGCGACGCTGGAAGGCAACGAAGAAGCCCTCCAGTTTTTTGACGACAACGTTCGCATCAACCAGCTTCGCCACGCAACCCGCGTGAAGGGCCGGATGACCGAACAGCGCGTGCCTTACAACCTGCGTCGCGTTTCGCGCGACCGTCTGGCTGACTGGTGGGCGCAGCGCATGGATACCGCGTTCTTCAACCAGATTTGCGGCAATACCGCAGTGACGGATACGCGGTTCACGGGCCACAACTCGACCATCGCGCCTTCGACCAACCGGATCATTCGCGCGGGCAACCAGGCCAACGATCAGTCGCTGACGACCGC